TACGGAACCGTCGTCCCCCGCCCCTCCACGGAGGAACCCGACCCCGCCGGAGGTATAGGTCGTGTCTGTATGGGTGAGGGACCGGACCTCCTGAACGCGTGAGGCATCTGTTTGGTCTATCTCATAGGTTTTTGCTGTAATTGTCCCGTCCGTCTCCCACCGTAGCGTATGTTCTACCCACTCGAAACCAATAACGATATTAGTTTGGGAACTCGCTAATTCAGTCCCATAATTATCCCTGTAAAGAAACATATTGGATCGTCCGGACCGATTATCGATATAAATGTGATAGTTATTAGTCGGGTCCCCCGACTGAACCCCAAACTGATAGTTCGCTACGTTCGTAGAGGTCCCCGCGGAGTCGGCGTAGTGGTAGACCCGAAAGAGGTCCCCCTGTCCAGGGAACGTTAACCCGGAGGTAGCGTAGATGTGTTCGCCCGTCGCGGAAATATCATCATATTTTAAAGAGTTGTTTCCGATTAGGACGGGGGGGTTCGTGTTTATTGAGTGTTGGCCGGTGTCTCCGCTAAAATCCCCGATAGTGTGAACGTCCCAATCTATCACGCTGATAAGAAACGGAGAGGTTTCGGTGAGAGAAATATCCGCTATGTCTCCTATGGGTTCGAGGGCCATAGCGCGGAGAGGTTCTATGTAGCGGTGATAAAAGTCCGGGATAAAGAACCCGCCGCTGTAGACGCCCGCTGGACGACCGGAGGGAGTGTGGACCGTGGGGTTCATAGTCCAGTCTGTCCCTCCACTACAGCCATAATATCCTGTGCGAAACCTGTCCCGTTATCTACGACGACCCCGATACTTTGGGCGGATCCGGTCCCGTTCGTATATGTTCCGAGAGGGTCCCCTGTCTCGTCGTCGTAGACGGTGGACCCGTCCCCAGTTATTAGCGTAGTCTGTGGAGTGTAGTTCCCGGCGTTATCCAGCGTAACGAGTTCTAAATTTAAATTAGTCGGGGCGGCCTGTCCGTCCGCGAGAGTTAACGCCGCTTTGTAGACCTCCACGGTTTCTCCGTCCGCTAAATTGTCAATTACGAGGATACCCTGATTAGTGTCCGAGACGTTCCCGGACTCTCGTCCCTCGAAAACCTCCGCGGGATCCGCGCCTCCGCCTCCCGCGCCTCCACCTCCGAGGGACCAGTTCGTTCCGTCGGAGGTAAACACTAACGCGCCCCCGTTCGTTTCTATCGCTTTCGAGGACACACCGGCTATCGTTTCGGACCCTTCTGTATCTACAGTTATTGGATTATCCCGGGCGGACCCGGTGAGATCCGTTACCACTATCGTATTTCCGTCCACCGCGTCCGAGGACGCGAGAGAGATAGTGGACGCGCCCGCTATCGTAACCGTGTCCACGAATATCACCTCCTCGTCCGAACTCGTATAGATAGAGGAGGAAACGGTCGTCGTCGTTTTGGTCGTGTCCAGTTTCCCACGGGATATGGTCGTCGAGGAGTCTATATCCTCGTCCAGTAGCGTCCCGTTCGTTATCTCGGAGGTAGTGACTCCGGAAACGTCCAGCGTCGTAGACCCGCCTAACCCGACCGCGCCCCCTCCGGTGAGGGCTGTTCCCGCGGTTACGGTGATTATGGAGTTCGCTAAATCCGAATTAGCGAACGGGTAAGCGTTCACGGAGGCGATAGACGCGGGCGGGTAGGGAGAGTTCAGATCCGCGAGAGGGAGAGGGTAGCCCGTTAACTGGGCGGCGTATTGTAGTTCCGAGGTGAGGGCGGACTCCACGGTGTCTCCGGCGTAGAGTCCGGGGGAGTCGTCTACGTATGTTTCGGAGGCGTCCGCGACGTGAACGCGGAGACTCCGTATGTCTGTGTCCGCTACGTCCGTCTGTCCGTCCGCGACATACACAGCCGCGAGAGGGAACTCTCCCGCCTGTAAGAGAGGGAGGTCGGGTTTAGCCCCCGGGGTCCCCTCTCGTTTCCCGGGAGAGGTCGTTCCGGTGTCAAAGTAGACGAGATCCCACCTGTCGGACCCGGACGAGTTCGCGGAAAGGGTGAGAACGTCCGACCCTCCACCGTATGTGTAAACTGTTCCTCCGTAGAGGAGTCCCCTCGTCGTCGAGGCTATATCCAGTCCATTACTCGTCGCGCCCGCCGTAACCTGTAGGTCCCCGGAGTCTAAGATACCGTTCCCGTCCAGCCCCTCCGCGAACGCCTGAAAGGTGGACTGAAAGACGGGGGAACCATACTCCGCCTCGAACTCGTCCGCTGTAGTCATTACCTACGAGAACCGGGGCGGACTCCTAAAGAGTTCCCTACGCGACTACTCTACCCGAAAGCCTACAGTCCCGGTAAGCCCTACTCCGTCCACTTTCTCCTCCGGGCTAAAGGTCGTCGCCCATATCATACGGGGAGTGGAGGAGTTATCAAATACAGCCATTTCCGAGAGGTATACGGGCTGTGTCCCGGGTTCGTTCTCGTAGAGACGGGCGGTAGCCCGGATAGATTCTAATTGTAACGACCGGACCACAGTCTTACGGACCTCCTCGGACGTAAGTGAATTGTCTGATTTAGAAAACGGGACGGATCCCGTTCCGAACGCTATCTCGTTCAGTCCGACTACGGATTTAGCGTAGTGGATAGCGTCCGAGATAGCCGCCTCCCCCTCGTTCGTAAGAACGGAGTTCCCGACCCCGGACCCGGAAACGGTAATATCTACATATACTCGAACCTCCTCCTCCACGGTCGGGGTTATGCCGGAGAACGTGAGGCGACAGATAAGACTCCCGTCTGTGTTGTAGAGGGCTACCTCCGAAACGTCGTTTTCGTGTTCGTGAAACCTAAACACGCCCATACCACGGGCTACCTTTGGGTTCCCCGGGTCTTTGGATCTCGTCCCGTTCACTTTCGAGGACAGGGAGACGAGAGACGTGTCTCCCGTCTGTGCGTTTGTCGTTCCAGTCCCTATCCCCGTCTCTCGGATCCCGCCCGTCTGTCCGTCCAGCGCGTCGCGGGCCGCGTTACGACCCGCCCGCGTGAACTCCGCGGAGTCGGGAGAGGAGGCTACCTGTGTCCACGTTCCGGATCTGTGGTCCCCTACTTTCCCCGTTCCGACTCCGTGAACGGAGGAGTTCGGGTGTCCGACTATCAGCCCGTCCGTGAGTGAACGAGTATAGACCTCTCCCGTTACCTCCACCTCTACGGTATTTCTACCGAAAACGAGTTCTATACTCCCCGTTTCGGGGGCTTCTATGAAATTAGCCTCCGTTCTCCGTATGTCCCGCCTGTTCTCCGCTATCAGCCTGTCCGCGCCCTTAGTCATAGTTACAGGTCCTCCGGTTCTACTAATCCAGTCGGAACTACGATAACGTCCTGTGTCGGAGTGTCGTTTATTCGTACCTCTACGGAAACGAGTTCTGTATATTGTCGGGTGAACGATATGGAACGGGTGGAGTTCGCCCCGACGAGGAACGATTTACTGTCCACTACCTCTCCGTCCTCTATCAGTTTCGCGGTAGCCCGGTCGTTATACCCGTTATTATTGGTTACGTCCGCCCCTATGGTTATCTCCTCGAATAAGTCCGGTGTCGTGTCCGAGATAGTGAGGTTCGTAGTCGTAAATGCAGACTGTTTAGTGGAGGACGCCCCGGACTGTGAGGTATGGATCTCGGACCCGAATATCTCCACGGACCCCGCTGGAACACTCACTCCGTCGTAGGAGACGCCCGCCTCCGCGTGAACCCGGATCCCACCGCCTAACGTCTGTCCGTCCGCCTCCGTAGTGTCTCCGGCGATAGTGGTCCCCCACGAAAACGAGTTTATCCACTCGTCCTCGTTCGAGAACCCGGAGAGGGCGTTCTGAAAGTCCGAGAAAGAGGCGTATTTCTGTTCCATACGTTTCCGGAACTGTTCCGCGTCAGACGCGGACAGTCCGACCGTGTTCTGTAGATATGTCTCGAACTCCGCAAAGGACGCCTGTCCCTGAACGTCCGTTACGAACTGTGAGAACCCATAGTCCTCTATCGCCCCGAACTCCGTAAGAAACGGGTTGTTTTGAACAGCGGGCGCGGACACTCCGAGGGCTTTCAGTTTCTCTTTTGGCGTAAGTGAACTCATTAGGCGGACGACCCAGTTATACCTACCATTACTCGTCCGGCGCTATCAGTCCTTACCTCGGAAACGGTGAAAAAACCGTTCAGGTCCTCCGGCGTCCAGTCCACAAAGATAGACTGTCCCACCTGAACGTCCTCGTAGGCGGAGTCCGCTATAGTGAACGTAACGTCTGTGTCGTTCCACGCCTCCTCGTCCAGATAGCCCTCTCCGTAGTCGCGGAGTTCCTGTTTGTTCTGGGTCTCTTTGTTTACGAGTGGGCGTTCGCGGGCGGAGACGCCGTAGAACGAGATAGACGCGGAGGATTTGAGTGGTATCTGTAGGTCGTTCGCCCCCTGAACGACGACCTTATTTGTTATCCCCGTCGCGTCCCGGTTTGGTTCGACTTTCACGACCCTCGTAGACGAGTAAGTGATACTCTCGGGGGCGCCGGTGTCTCCCGACGGTTCGTAGTGGACGTCGTCCGCCTCGTCCACGAACGACACAGCCCCGTCCTCTACGGCTAACTGTGCGATAGCCTCGAATATTGAAGCGTCAAATCTCCGGGTTATGTCCCGGTCTGTCGTCTGAACGTTTGCCGTAGAGACGCCTGTGTTTCGGGACGAGGTCCCGAACGGTCGGGTCCGACCGTAGTCTATCACTCCCGCCCGCGCCTCCGGGAGGGACCCCTCTATGTCTATGCGATATTCGAGTTCGAGACTCCCCGAGAGTTCCGCCCCGGTAGTCGTCGCCTCCTCTAACGGGAGTCGGGCGGTCTGGAACTCCGTCCCGTCGGGAACCGGGAGATCCCAAACCATAGAGTTACCGTCCCCGTCGCGGAGTTCGACCTCCGCGGAGAAAAACGCCCCCGCGTTATTGAACAGGTAGCGCGTCTCGAACCACAGGATCTCCGCGTCGTTCACCGCGGACGCTGGAACTCCATCATAGGTAGCCGAATAGGATCCAGACGCCCCCTCTCCCCAATAACAAAACAGGAGGTCCGTTCCGTAGTTCTGGAAACTCACCGCGGGGAGGTCCGCTAACTCGAACACAGGGATAGTAGAGTTCCAGTCCGTGAGGTCGTCGCCTGTGTGGACGAGGACCGGGGACCGGGGCTGGACCTCGGAGTTCACCATATCCCGAACGACCTGTCCGCTATCTGTGTCGAACCACGGACGGTGAACCTCCGTAAACTGTAGTTCCTCCCGCTTATCCCGGGCGGTGAGGTTCAGTTTCAGGTTCCGGGATCCCGTGGGCAGTTTCTTTTCGAGGTAGCCGGTCCACTCCGTCGAACCGTCCCGCTGAATAATTACCTCGTCCCCGAACTCGAACGCCCGATTGAAGGCGTTATTCTTTACCTGAACCTCCGCGGTTCCGAGTTTATCCGTGTCCGCGCCCTCGTAGGAAACCTCGAAAAGCCCGTCCACGGTCGTCCCGTCTACGGTTACTGTGAAACTCATAGGTCTAACTAATGAACGCGTCGAGGTAGGTCCACTCGACCTCGACGCTGTAGGATCCCGCGCCTATTTCCGCGTCGTTCGTGTCCTCCGTTACGGTAATGTCCGTAAAGACTCCCTGAAAGTCCGGGCGCGGACCCCACGTTAGGAGGTCGAACCCGTCCGTAGTGTCGAACCCCCACTCTTTGTGTGCGCGACGGAGTTCCGACTCAAAACCTAAGTCGTCGTCCGAGTAGGTCCCGGAGTTCGGGAATTGGTCCGGGTCCATATTTTTCACGTCCGCTTTCACTAAGATAGTCTCGTTCTCTATAACGAGTTTCCCGCCTATGACCTCCCGGAGGGCGGAGATAACGCTGGACGTTACGACCCCGTTCGAGGCTTTGTATTCCACGGAGGTAGCCTTAAAGTCGAACGTCTCCGTCCCGTCGTTCCGTGAAAGTTGGACTGAACCTAACTGTGTCATATCTACTTACCCCCGGCTAAGTCTCCCGTATTGGACCCTACCTCGTCTCCGATTAGAGAGGCGAGTTCCTTTTTCTCCGACCGGGACATATTCGAGAGGTCCATATTCGACCCGTCCACGGAGACGTTTACGTTCTGTTCCTGAACGTTCGCCCCGCCGGGCTGTTCCCCGGGGCGGGCCGTCTGTCGGTCCCCTCCGATAGTGTCCGGGGCGAACCTGTCGAGACGGGCGCGGGCCGTCTCCGTCGCGGACCGTAACTGTCGGTTCCCGCGGTTCCGGACCCGGGCCATACGGGAGGACATACTCTCGTTCCGGACGGTCCCCGCGCCCACGGTAAGCGGATCTCGACCTCCGAGGGAGACGCGCCCGACGGGATCTATGTTCACTTTCGGGATCTTATTCACTTTCTGGATAAGGGAGTTCAGTCCGCCGCGGGCTGAATTGATAGCGCCCTCTATCCCGCCGATTATAGCGTTAGAAATGTCGTTCACTATCCCCTGTGAGAACGTGAGGATCCCGTTCCATCCCGCCCTCCATACGTAGTCCGCCGCCTCGACCGCCGCGCCTATCCCGGTCTTTACGGCTATCCCGAACGCCTGAAACCCGAGTATGGCTTTCGACGTGAACCGGGTAGCCGCTTTCGCCCACTCGACGGACGTATTCACGAACTTGTTTTTAGCCGCGGTCCAGTCCCCGGTTAGCGCGGAGAACGCCGCGGAGAGGTAGCCGACGAGAGGACCGCCTACGAGAAACGCGAGATCCGCGAACGTGGACGCCATAGTGTCCGTCTCTTTCTGTGCGACAGGCGTTACGTCCGTGAGTCCGAGGAGTTCAGATCCGAGGAGTCCGACCCCGACGACCGCGAGGAACAGCCCCGCGGCTAACCCCGCGGGTCCGGCGATAGCCGCCCACGCGGTCGTAGCCGCCCCCGCTAATCCTCCGAGGGCGGTCGTAGCCGCCCCCGCCGCCCCGGTGAGGACGGTCGTAGCGAAACCCGCGGTCGTTACCGCCGCGGAGTAGCCGGTCGAGGCGACGCCCGCGACGCCGAACATATCCGCGGTAAAAAACAGCGCGGATCCGAGGAGTCCGGTAGCGGAGTCGAGTTTCGAGGTCCAGCGGTTCGCCTCCTGTGTCCGTTCCGTGTTCTCCTCGACCTGTCCCCCGTAGTCGTTCTGTGCGGACGCCGCCCCGATAGCGGACTCCGCGACGCCCTCTAAGTTCCCCTGTAGGTCGTCCGCTGTGTCCGCCGCCTCGTCGCCCCCTTTCACGGAGGCTAACCAGTAGACCTCTCCGAGTTTAACCATTAGAACCTACTCCCTCCGGTAGTGGGACGGTTCTTAGACCGTCGTTCCGCGTCTCGTCGGGCTTTCTCGCGTTCCTCGGACTCCATTTCCTGTAGTTCATTAGCCATAACGAGATAGCGCATTAGTTTCTGTTCGGGTAGACCTCCTCTCGTTACCTTATGAGTCTTAGTTACGGATTCCGGGGCGTCGAGGTCCCGGATCTGTTCTAACCCGACCGCCGCGGCTACGGCTACCGCGAGAGGCGTCCACAGCCCCGTCTCTACGAGGGCGAACACTCCGAGGGTGATTGTACCTACGGACGCC